TAGGAGAAGGAACTACATTCTTGATGGGGTTTCTATTCTCGATGGTGGAAATGGTTATAGTGATAATGATGAAGGACTGGATAAATTTGGAAACAGATATCAAATTAAGACTTTGGATGGAAGAGTGACTCGTGTTCTACCTCTAAATACTATCAGATTGGATGATGACCCAGAAATTAGAATTAAATCTGATGGATCTGGAGCACTTCTGAGACCAATTCTTATAGAAGAGCAAGAATTCCAAGGTGAAGTAATTAACGTCGTCGATTGTATCTTAAAATAAATGGCAGAAAGACCTAAGAGTAATCAAAAATGGCATCAAAGAAGTATTAATTCTTTTGGTCCTAAGTTTCGTATTGATCTAAACAATCCCCAAATGGGGACAAATGGAACTGAAGTCTATACTCTTTATGGTGTCACTGAAAATAAAGATGTTTCACTTGTTGGATTATCTGAGGGTGGGATTTATAAAATCTATAATGATGGATCTGTTGAGATTGTTGCTGGACAAAAGGCAAAATCAACTGGTGTAGATATTACGATTGTTGGAAAGAACGGAGATATTTGTATAACTGCAGAAAAAAATGGCGCAGTAAGAATCCGTGCAAAAAATATTGTAATTGATGCTGATGAAAATGTTGATATTGTTGCAGGTAAAGATGTCAATATCAAACAAGGTGGTAGATTCTTAATTCAGGGGCAAGAAGCATCTTGTGATGCTCTGATGGGAAATCTTGCACCTCCAGGATCTACTTTTGGTGATATTTGTTTTGAGGGGACATATGTAGATGCTGTTGCAGAAGGATTTAGTGGTGGTCCATTCTAATGTCAAACGTTTTTAACGATCAAGTCTTATTTAATAATGGCACTCAAACTTTTGGAAATGCTAGTGTTTCTGGAGACTTAGAAGTCGCTGGAACAATACGTGGAGGTCTTATAGAACTTCCACCTGGTGAAGCATTTTCATTAGATGAAACGTTAAGATCTGGTAATACTTCTGGAATTGGTCTGAGTATTGGAATTTCTACAATTAATTCCTTACAGTCAACAGAAATCTCTGTAGGAGTTGCTACGATTACAACTTCTTTAACTACATCAGCAACAATCACATCTGCGGGAATTGCATCCGCAGGAATTACATCTGCAACAATTGCATCAGCAACAATTTCATCTGCAGGAATTACAACTACAGGAATTGCAACAGCTTACGTCACTAATCTTCAGGGAGTTGGTGCAGGAACTAGTGTCAGAATTCCAACAGGTAATTCATTAGTTGGTTTAGATGTCGGGAGTATATATGCTCCTGGAATGATTGTACAGACTGTTTATCTTAGATCTGATACCAGAACTACATATGCTTCTAATAATAGTGGAAATGGGACAACAGTTTCTGCTTTAGGAATAACTATTGTACCCAAAAATGCAAATAATAGAATTATAGTTCAATGGATGGTTAATGGAGAACTTCATCAAGATAATGTATTCCTTATTCATCGTGACGGATCTTTAATCACAACTTCTGGAGAGGAGGGTAAGAGTAATCTTTCAAGCAATAGATATGATGGATATGTTTCTGCTTTTTACGACCAAAATGAATCCAGTACACCAAGTAATTGGTTGATTATGTATAGTCAAATTGCAGGTTCCACGTCTTCTAGAACTTATGCTCCAGCGGTTAGAAGTTCGAGCGGCAGTAATTTTACTTTCTATTTAAACAGAACAGTTAGTGATTCTGGAGATGCATATGAAAGAATGGTTTCATCTGGTGTTATTTTTGAGGTAGCAGTATGACTTACAACATTAATTTTTTAAGAAGAAAAAACATAGAAATTTCTGATGCTCTTCACACACTTTGCCCTGGATCTAGTTGGGAAGTGGGAGATACTTATGATAGTATAAAAAATTTTAAATCTGATGAGTATGAATTACCTTCGGAAGAAGAAATTAATGCAGAAATAAAAAGACTGCAAGATATTGCAGATGGTTATCAATATCAAAGATTGAGAAAACAAGAATATCCATCAATAGAAGATCAATTGGATATTTTGTATCATCAAGGATATGAGGGATGGAAGAGTGAGATTGATAAAATAAAGGAGAAGCACCCCAAACCTCTTGACACCTGATCCAAGACGCCCTATAATATGGAGGTAATCAACGGAACACCAGATGAGCACCGCACAAGAAACCGTTCAGGGCATTGTGATTGATGTATGCACCCGCACCTTCCTGCTTCTCAGCGATCAGGGCAGCGAGCGCCTTGTTGAGTGTGAGACTGTCGAAGAGTTTATGAACGTGCTGGAAGTTGTCACCGCTCAACTGGACCCCGAACAGATTGAGTATGCTGATCTTGCAGTTTATGGGCAGTGATGCTATAATATAAATATCGAAAAAGAAACGGATGGAAGTTTTCACTGTGGAAGAGTTTCAAGAGAGGTTTGATGAACTGATGGAACGTGTTGAGAACGGAGAGCGATTAGGTATAATTGACGAAGATGGAAAAGCAGCAGTTATGATGCCTGCGGATGATGACCTCATACGAATACACACAGAGTTAAACAACGAGGCATCATAAACGCAGAAGCGAGTGAGACTTGGTAGTCAGAGGAGTCTTATAAACTCTTTCCGCCAGATTAGCGGCTTTGACCTGGTTCGAATCCAGGCACTCGTATTGCTCGTTTAGCCATCTGGTGAAGGCAGCGTTCTCATAAAGCGCCGTAGGAAGAGTTCGATTCTCTCAACGAGCACTTGACCACTACAACTCTATGAGTTATAATGGTCCCATACACGGGCGTGTAGTCCAGCGGAAGAGACAGGGACCTTAAAAGTCCTCCAGCGGTGGTTCGAATCCACTCACGCCTACTTAAAAATAACGGAAAAGGCATATAAATAACTATACAATTGCCTGTTTAAATATGCCAATGCCTAGAAACTATACGGATGAACAATTCGTAGAAGCGGTCAAAACTTCAACAAGTATTAGGCAAGTATTATTTAAACTTGGATTAAAAGAAGCAGGTGGAAATTATAAAGTAGCTCAAAGCAGAATGAAGCAATTGGGAGTTAGTTTACTTTCAGGACCTAACGGACAGGGTTGGAGTAAAGGTAAAACTCTTGGACCAAAAAAACTTATTGAAGAATATTTGAAAGAAGATATAGTAGTTCAGTCATTCCGTCTAAAAAATCGTCTATTATCAGAAGGTCTTAAACAACATAAGTGTGAGTGTTGTGGTATAACCAAATGGAATGGAAAACCAGCACCTATTGAACTTGACCACATAAACGGCAATCACCACGATAATCGTTTAGAAAACCTTCGTATTTTATGCCCCAACTGCCACGCTCAAACTGATACTTATAGGGGTAAGAACAAAAAATAAATATAAGATATGGGAACTTTCCTATGTCTTACAAAATCACTCACGCATACTGCTGGTATAATGATGGCAGTATGATCGTGAAAATGTATTTCATCAACGAGATTCCATTTACGTTTGATGAACTACCAGAAGGTCATTTGTACGATCAAGATCTTTGTAGAGAAGCAGATAAATTTCGAACATTTGAACCAGAAGACTTGTACAGAAACTCTTTCTATTTGATAGATGAAGAGGCACATCCTTGCTTTTTTCCAGTTGAGTTAGAAAATCCTGAAGATATGCCCGATGATGTGATTGAGTATGATGAGGAAGATTTGACTAACTAAATAAAACATAGAAATATATTGGCCAATATAATCCGATGCCTCTTAATAGACTAGAGAATTTTATTAAGAATACTGAAGGTCGTATTCTTTATGTAAACCCAAGCGATCTTGATGCCACAGACAGCATTGATAATCAGGGTAACTCACTTACAAAACCTTTTAAAACGATTCAGAGAGCTCTTATTGAGTCTGCGAGATTCTCTTATTTAAGAGGTAGCAATAACGATCTTGTAGAAAAAACTACGATTCTTCTTTTTCCAGGTGAACACGTAATTGATAACAGACCTGGTTATAGAATTAAAAACGTTTCTGGATCTGCGATTGCAGTTGCACCATCCGCTGGCGCTGGTTCAGAATCTCCTGCAGGATTGCAGTTTGGTTTATCTCTTGAATCTTCATTTGATCTAACTGATCCAAGCAACCAGCTTTATAAGTTTAATAGTGTTAATGGTGGTGTTATTGTTCCTAGAGGAACTTCATTGGTGGGTCTTGATCTTAGAAAAACTAAGATTCGTCCTAAGTATGTACCTAATCCTACTGATCCCGATGCACCAGATAGTGCTATCTTTAGAATTACTGGTACTTGTTATTTCTGGCAGTTTACTTTCTTCGATGGTCTAGAAACAGGTCTTGTTTATACAGACCCTGTAGACTCTTCTGAAAACAACCAATCAACACCAACATTCTCTCACCACAAACTAACTTGTTTTGAGTATGCTGATGGTGTAAACAAGGTTCCTGGTTTTGAGTTAACCGACCTTGATATGTATTATGCGAAACTTTCGAACGCATATAATACAGGATCGGGTAGAGATATTGACCAAAAGTATCCAGCACTTCCTCTTGGTTTCGCTAAGCAGAGAGCAGAATGGGAAATCGTTGGTGCATTTGCATCAGACCCTATTAATATCTCAACTCTTATTTCGGGTGACGGATTTACTCCAACAACGGTTATTACAGTAACTACAGCAACAGAGCACGGATTTACTGCAGGAACTCCGATTAAAATTAAAGGAGTTGGTGTAGAAGACTACAATATTTCTACTAAAGTTACACAAGTTTTAGCAGATAATCAATTTACATATATTCTCCCAGCACCTAGAATTAATTTAGATCCAGCACCTCCAGTTTCTGGTGCAACAATCACGATTGAAACTGATACAGTTTCTGGAGCATCCCCTTACATCTTTAACGTATCGCTACGTTCTGTATGGGGTATGCAGGGGATGCACGCTGACGGAAAGAATGCAGATGGTTTCCGTTCAATGGTTGTTGCACAGTTTACTGCTATCTCGCTACAAAAAGATGACCGTGCATTTGTTAAGTATAACAAGTCAAGTAGAAAATATGAAGGAATTAATATTACAAAGGTAACAGCAGCTGATCTTTCCGCAGGATCATCATCTACAGATATTGATACTGTTTATCACTTTGATTCTGAGGCTGTTTATAGACCAGGTTGGCAAACTGCACACATTAAACAGTCCAATGATGCTGTTATTCAGATTGTTTCTGTTTTTGCGATCGGATTCCATAAACATTTTTATGCAGTAAATGGAGCAGATGCTTCGATTACTAACTCGAACTCAAACTTCGGACAATTCTCATTATACGCTGAAGGATTTAAGAAAGAAGCATTTACAAAAGACGACAAAGGATATATCACAGCAATTGTTCCACCTAAAGCAATCGTTAGTGAACTTGCAGACATTGATTGGATTTCATTGGATGTTGGGTTAACAACTGCTGTTGGTATTAGTAGTCATTTATATCTTTATGGATTTACTGCTCAAGATGATATTCCACCAACAATTATTCAAGGATATCGCGTTGGTTCTAAAAATGATGACAAGTTATATGTCAACATTGGCGCTGCAACTAGTGAAGCAACCATTTATATGGTTAATGAAGCAATTGGTGCAGGATCTACTCAAGCAACAGGAACTAATATTTCAGAAAAGAAATATAGAGTTACCTCAGGTCCTGATGTAAATAATATCTTCACTATCGGATTCCACGACCTTAAAACGGGAGAAAGTATTAGAATCTTTAGTGACAATGGAGACCTTCCAGAAAATCTTGTAGAAAATACTCTTTATTATGCGATTTATGATAGCAATACTACAATCAAGATTGCATCATCAAAAACAAATGCTGACAATGGAACGGCACTTACAATTTATGGTGGAACTAATTTATCAATCGTAAGTGCCGTTTCAGATAAGCAAGCTGGAGATATTGGACATCCTGTTCAGTATGACCCTGTTTATCGAAATTGGTTTATTCACGTTAATTCTGGAAACCAAATTTACAACGCACTCAGAACAGAAGGAGTTGGTAATTTAACAGTCAGAACGGATGTTGCTTATGTAAAACGTTTTGATGATTCCAGAAGTTTGGATGACAAACTTTACAAAGTACAAGTTGTTATTCCTAAAGAAGCATTTAACTCTAAAGATCCAAGCGAAGGATTTATTATTCAAGAATCCAGCTCCACGGGTCCTAGAGCGAATTTAGATCTAACGACAAACACCATTACAGATTTAGACTTCGACTTCCAAAGAAATCCTGGTTTAATTGCAACGTGTACATACTCTTCACCAACAGTCACTGTCTTAACTGAACTTCCTCACAATTTAAAAGTAGGTGATAGAGTTAACATTAAAAAAGTTAAGAGCACCACTAATTTGGGTGCAGATGATAATATTGGTTTTAATGGAACTTTCGAGGTTACAGCAGTTTCAGACAAACAATTCCAATATAATACTACCGATGTTGATGGTTTAGGTCATAGTGTAGGTACATATTTAAATGATAATAACACCCGAGATGTCAATCTCCCAAGATTTGAAAGGAATGATTTAAGATCTAATATCTTCATTTATCGTAAGGATGTTATTACACCATACATTTATCAAGTTCAGGATGGTATCTATCAATTATATCTACTAAATTCTGATAATTCAATCGAAGAAGAATTTACAGACATTAAATATAGTCAAAATATCAATGATTTTTATCCACAATCAGATAAAGATAATATTGATGATAATCCACCAACAGCAAAAACTTATGCAAAGAGAAGTCCACTTGGCGCTGTTATAACTAATGATTTAAGAAACAGTGTTACCAGAGAAACAATTGATAAGTTCACAACTGATCTTGGGTTTGGATTAAGAATCACTGGTATTACAACATCTGTTGGAATTTCTACTTTAACCTTAAGCAAAGAGCATAATCTTTCTGGTATTGCAACTGTTGCAAGTTTTGCTGGTGGAAATGGATACAATAATGGCACATTCTATAATGTAAAACTGTTTAATAACGGAACAGCAACTTGGGATGGTGCCACTGCAAAAGTTAATATTTCTAGTGGAACAATTACATCAGTTGATATTATTACTGGTGGTTCGGCTTATACAAACGGTGAAGAACTTGACTTTGATACATCAGTTATTGGCGCTGGTGTTGGTGCTGGCATAACAGTTTCGATTGTTGGACTTTCTTCAGCACTTGGTGATACCGTACAAGTTACTGGTATTGGTACAACTTCTGGTGGGTATTTTAGAATTTCATCTTTCCCTGCAAAGAATCAAATTGCAATTCACCATCGTGCTGGTGTCGATCCAAGACTTGTTCCTGGTCAATATTTAATTCACGTTGGACCAACACCTACTGTTACTTCATCTACTTTTGATACGACAACGGGAATAACTACGTTTACTTGTGCATCTGCTCACGGTCTACTTGCTGGCAATTCTTTCACTGTTAGAAATGCAAGTAATACAAATCTTGGTAGTTTCTTTGTCAAAGAAAAAGTTGGAGTCAACACTTTCTCGGCAATTACACAATCAAGTCTAACTTCTCCTGCATATATCCTTAAGTCATTCTATTCTGCAAATAATGCAAATCCTGGAGATTTTGGTGGAAGAACAGTTACTGTTTATGCTAATGAGACTTTAAGATTAAATGAGACGGTTACGACTCAAACATCATTTAAGGTAGAAATTACTTCAGGAATTTCTACAACATCAAGATTCCCTGTCGGTTCTTATATTCAGATTGATAATGAAATAATGAGAGTTACCAGTTCTACTTTGACTGGTACTAATAATGATAAATTACAAGTTGCTAGAGGTCAGTTAGGAACTCTAAGAGAAGACCATCAAGTTGGATCTTTAATCAAGAAAATAAGACCAATCGCTGTTGAGTTCCGTAGACCATCTGTTGTTCGTGCTTCTGGTCACACATTTGAGTATCTTGGTTATGGTCCTGGTAACTATTCAACTGGATTACCACAGGTTCAGGTAAAAACTCTTACCGAACAAGAAAGTTATCTTGCACAAGCTCAAGAAACTGCAGGTGGAAACATCGCTTATACTGGTATGAACAACGATGGAGACTTCTTCATCGGCAATACCAAGTACTCATCTTCTTCTGGTACTCAAACAACCTTTGATATCCCAGTTCCTACCGTAAGAGGGCAAGATACAACCAGACTTAGTGTTGTATTTGATGAAGTTCTTGTTAAGGAGAGAATTCGTGTTGAGGGTGGTTCCTCGAATACCGCACTTTCACAATTTGATGGACCAGTAACGTTTAATAATGAAGTTAAAGTGAATGGTCCAACAATTATGGACAACACTTTAAAAATTACTAGTGAACTGAGTGTAACTAATGTCACTCAATCTGTAAGCAAAGATACTGGTGCTGTTCTTATTGATGGCGGTGTTGGAATTGATCGTAACGTATTCATTGGTGAAAACATTGGTATCGCTGGTTCTTCGATTGTTACTGGTATTAGCACTTTTGTTGGTGTAGTTAACTGTAGCACAGGTGCAACATTTAGAAATGTAAGGATTGGACTTTTAGATCCTAATACAATTAACTCTTCGACTGGAAACCTAAGTATCGGAGCAACGACTGGAAGTCTTGTTGCAATTACAACTCACACAAGAATTACTGGTATTCTCAGTGTTACTGATGACATCACTGCATTCTATAGTTCTGACTATAGACTAAAAGATAATATCACACCAATTGACGATCCTCTTGCAAAAGTATTGTCGATTAGTGGTAATACATTTACTTGGAATGATAAGTCACATCATACTGGTGAAGATGTAGGTGTTGTCGCTCAAGAAATTAAGGAAGTTCTTCCACAAATTGTTACTGAAAGAGACAACGGTTATCTTGCTGTTGATTATCAAAAAATTGTTCCTCTTCTGATCGAAGCAATTAAAGAATTAAATGCTAAGGTTGAGAAACTAGAGGAAAAACTCTCAGATAAATAACTAAAAAAACAAGATGGCGAATATCAGGAAGTCATTTAACTTTAGAAATGGCATCGCGGTCGATGATGATGATCTTATTGTAAGAGGTAGTCTAGTTGGTATTGGAACTTCGGTTCCATCTGAAGTTCTTGATGTACGTGGCACTCTTAAAGTTGTTGGTACTACAACAACTAGAGATTTTTTCGCTGTTGGTATTGCGACTGTTAAAGAATTAACAATTGCTGGAACAGCGATTACGATGAATAGTAGCGGAATCATTACCGCTAAAGAATTTTATGGAAATGGTGCTACTCTTCTCAACCTACCAACATCTCAATGGCAAGATGTTGATGTTGGATTAGGATTTACCAGCATTTATGCTGTTGGAAATGTTGGTATTGCAACGAGAGATCCAAGATTTGTTTTGCAAGTTGGACAGGCAAATCTTTGGCAGGCAGGTATTGCAGGTAAAACTGGTGTTGGTATTAATTCTCAGGGAGATATTGTAAGTAGTGGTATTTTCACCGCATTTAGTTTCGTTGGATTTGGGTCTAATTTGCAGTTGTTGGATGCAGATAATATTGATGTTGGAACTTTAAGTAATGATAGACTTCCAATTATTAATAATGATCGCTTTCCATCTAATCTAAACATTAGTGGAATTATTACTGCTGGGAACAGATTTGATGGAACTTTACAAGGTAATGTAATAGGTATTGCGAGCACAGCTCAAACGTTAATTGGTGAACCAGATATTTTTGTCGGATTCTTAAGTGCAAGAAGCATTAGAGCATTAAGTATTGAGATTACTGGTGATGCTGCAACTCCTATACCAGGTATTTCGACTGTTGGTGGACAATTTGATGTTGGTGCTGGTGGAACAGGATTTACTGCTAGGGTATCAAGAAGAGTTGGTATCGGTGTTTCGAGTCCAACTAAAAACTTACAAATTGATAATGGAAACGCAGGAAGTACTTTTGTTGAAGTTGCTTCTACTTCGGGACCAGCAATTATCTCAATTGCTCAGTCAATCACTGGAGGTACAGGAAATCTAGGCGGATTCTTGAGATATGGAGATACTCTTGGTGAGTTTGACATTTATAATAAATCACCAGGAAACTTTAATTTCTTACTACACGCTGGATCATCTGGAATTAACACTGGTAGATTCCAATGGATAAATGGTCAAAACTTTGATGAATTGATGTGTTTAACTTATGATGGTTCTTTGGGAATTGGATTAACAAATCCAGAAAGACAACTTCATGTTGTTGGAACTTCAACAGTTACTGGGAATGCTTTCTTTGGTGGTAATATTTTTACAAATGGAACTATCGCAGTTGGTGGAGTTATTTTAGGCGATCCTACATCACCTTTACAACAAAACATCAATGTTAACTCAGGAATCACCACACTTAATAATGTTAATATACAAGGAAATGTAGGGTTTAATACCTCAAGTGCTAATTGTGCAGTTGATGCTTCTTCTGGAACCGCAGTTTTTGGTGCATTGGGAATTGGAGTAACTGCTGGTGGAATTGGTGAAAACAATAAAGTATTTGTTGAGGGTAATGTAGTTACATCAAAAGATAGCGTTGTTGGATTCGGTACAACTGCAATTTATAATGGAGTTGGTGGTGATGGTACTCCAGCATCACAGATTGATCTTGGTGCGTTACAAGTATGGAATAGAGCTTTAAGAGTTGAAAGAGGTAACTTACTTGTTAATACTAATTCTCTAATTGGCATTGGAAGTTATTTACCTATTGGTGCAATTGATGCGAGATACGCAAAATACAGTGCTTCAGTTAGAGCTCCTGCTTATATGCCAGTTTTGACAACGGCAGAAAGAACAGGAATGAACTCAATTGTTCAAGAAAGTGCCTTAATTTATAATATTTCAGATAAAGTATTCCAATTCTTTGATGGATCTTCTTGGGTTGCAATTCCAGGATCTTCTGCTGGTGCTTTTACAAACCTGACCGTTTCTAACCAAGCTACAGTTAATGGTTTATTAGATGCTAATGGTGGAGCTACAATTGATAATATTAGAATCGGTATTGCAGGTGATAATGAAATTGATACTTCCACTGGTAATCTAACAATCGATTCTGCTGGTGGTACAACTACTATTGATGATACTCTTAGCGTATCGGGTCAAACTACATTAAGTTCTACATTGGCAGTTACTAGCACAGCATCATTTAATGGTGACGTAGATCTTGGAAATGCAACATCAGATACCGTTACATTTACAGGAAGAGTTGATAGCAGCATTGTACCAAATGTTTCATTAACTAGAGATCTTGGAACTTCCTTGCTTCGTTGGGGAACAGTATATGCAAACCAATTCATTGGTGATGGTTCTGGTCTAACTGGTGTTGTTGCAACTGGTTCTGGTGTTGTTATCCAAGATGATGGATCTCCAGTTGGTACTGCGGCAACTATTAACTTTGGTACTAATATTACAGCATCTATTGCTGGTGGTGTTGCAACAATTAATGCAACTGGCGGCGGAGGAGTTAGCATCGGTGGAACCTGGGGTATTACTGCAAGTGGTGACGTAGGAATTACTACGATTAAAGCAGTTGGTGTTAAGACTGATGTTTTAACTTCTTCGTTTATGGTTCAGTCTTTTGGTATCGAATCAAAAGCATCAACATTTACTGCATCCGTGGGTGTTTCCACATCGATTGATGTCATTGGAGTTTCTACTTATAACTTTAGAACTGCTGAATATACATTATATTTTGAGTGGAATGGAAATATTCAGTCGCAGAAAGTTCTTTGTATGCATAACGGAACAAATGCATTCTCACAAGAATTTGCTGTAATGTATGAACCAAATCAAATCGTTTCCATTGGATCAACAATTGATGCTGGTCTTTTCCGCTTACTTGTTACACCAGAGGCAGGCGTTTCTGGAGTAACAACTTATACTTGGACTCGTCACACCGTAATTAGAACGTAATCTTATGTCTGAGAAGAAGTTATACGAAGTTGGATGTTATACTCCAGAAGATTGGACTTACATCCACGAAGTTTTGACGCAAGATGGAACACTAGAAGATAATATACCTTCCCACGCGGTTGAGGTTGGTAATATAAGAGATCACAGTGACACTAGGGCAGTCTATCTTCTTGATGAAGATGAAGTTGCCTCTCTAAAAAATCATCCAAAAGTGAGATTCGTAAGTCTAGATTATGATTCTTACTTTGATGAAATTATGCCTCCTGCTGAGGAACTTTATGCAACTTCTCTAACAGAAAGAGAAAGACTTCCATCTTCAGTAAAGAATTATAGAAACTTTTATGATAGTGGAGATCTTCCAACTTCACCAACCGCAGCAGAAGCGGGTAGAACAGGTCATCAACTTTTGAGATGTACTCAAAGAGATAATCCTTGGGCTGGTGGACCTGCTAATACTGTAATTAGTGACACTATTACAGTAAACAGTGGTGGAGCTCCTGATGTGGATGTTATTGTTGGTGATGATGGTTGTTGGTTTGGGCACGTCGAATTCCAAAGTAATGCAACTGGAACTGTAAATCCAACAGACTACGTTGGTGGAAATTTATTTGGTGGCACTTGTGATCTTATGGATCTCGCTCTTGACGCACCTTATTACATTGATCCTGCCTGGTTTAATGCAAGTCCTGGAACTAGACTTACAACTCGTTGGGATGGTTCTACAGTCCCAACAGAATCAGAAGCAAAAACGTGGTGGTCAAATTCATCAAATCGATCACTTGATTTTATCGGAATAGGGACAGTACAAGTTACTTCCAGTTATACAAGATCATTCTGTACTGGATCAAATACTTCTGTAGGATCAGTTGGCGATCACGGAACACCTTGCTGTGCTGCAACTTATGGTAGAACACAAGGTTGGGCTTATAATGCAAACAAGTGGTTTGTAAATGTTTATAATACCAATGGTGTTGGTATTGGTGTCTATTTTGATATGATGAAAATTTTTCATAATTCAAAACCAATCAATCCAACTTATGGAACTAAAGATCCAACAGTAAGTAGCAATAGTTGGGGTTATCGTTCTGCGCCGCCAAATAATGGATATTACTACTATCAAGTTGGATTAAATCTTGATAGAACTCAATCTGGAGTTGCTTATGTAAATAAAAATCTTGGTCCACTTAATGCAACTAATACTGCACCAGGATTTATGAAGTGGGTTGGATATTATGGAGACTCTGGAAATAGAATGAAATCAGAATTTATTGACAATACTTGGACTGCTGCTGGTGAAGAAATGATTAATGCTGGAGTTATTTTTGTTGTTGCAGCGGGAAATTCCAATCAAAAGCAAGTCGAACCAAATCATCCCGACTTTAATAATTTCTTTAATGATACTGCTAATGCAGCAGTTACTGATGGTGCATTTTATAACATTGGAATTTCTGTTTATCCAACAACAAATCGTAGAGGATTCCCTCAACATTTAGGAAAAACAGCACAGTATGTTTATCCTGCAATTAATATTGGTGCTCTGGATGACTCATTTACAGGTTCTGGGTTAGAGAGAAAGGTTAATTATAGTGATATGGGTAACTCAATCGATTGTTATGCACCAGCAGACGGTATTTTAACAGCACAATGGTATAGTTCTTCTGGATATGGAAGCAATCGATTGAGATATGATACTTACACAGGTGGAACTCCATCGATGTATGACGGTAAATTTGGTGGAACTAGTGCTGCTTGTCCTGTTGCCACAGGATTGATTGCTTGTTTATTATCTAATAATCGAGACTGGAGTTGGAGAGAAGTTAGAAACTACCTTAAAAAAGGTCTTCAGAGACAAAAACCAGAGCAGTTTTATTATGGAAGAGAATCAGTAACTGCTAATGATTCCAACTGGTCTGATGTAAATAGTTTAGAGGGTGGAGAAGGTATTGTAATTTACGAATTACCAGAAGGTGGTAAGACTGATGCTATTGACTTTTTCCGTGGCAATGGATTAACTGTATCTGGACCATTAACCATCAAAGCCTAAATATTTTTAAAAACTGAGATGGCAAATAAAAAATTTGGCGTTAAAGAGTTTACCCTCATTGGATCTTCGGGATCACCAACGCTTCAGAGTCCAAATAATTTAAACCTTAATGCTAACACAGTCGCTATCAGCACTGATGTAAGTATTGGTGGTAAGATAGTTTCTGATCTAGTTATTGACACTACAACAGGAAATTATGTTGGTGTAGGAAGTACAACTCCAGCATATTTTGTGGATGTTGTTGGTGGAGATATTCGTGCTGGAATTAATACATCTCAGGGTTTGATTTTAACTGCGGCAAATGGCACAAAATATAGATTATCTGTAAGTAATGCAGGAGCACTTCAGATAAATCCTGCTTGATAATGATTGACAAAGTAGTCTTTTATTGTTAGACTACCTTTGTCTGGGTTGGAGATGAGATACTAGGACACTTAAAGAACCGTCCACTGGGTCGCACCAGGGGCGGTTTTCTGCTATAATAGTCCTATACGCAATGAGGTCAGTGATTCAACTCCGTCCCCACCAGCACCGTGCTCTGGATTCCCTGCTGCAGCACCGCAAGGGTCAGGTGATCATTCCGACTGGCGGTGGCAAGACCAATATTGCCATCTTTGATGCCCTGCGTGAGTTTCAGTCTGATGCTCCTAAGACCATTGTAGTGGTGGCGCCGCGCATCCTCCTGGCAGAGCAGTTGTCCAGTGAGTTCCTTGAGTTTATCACGACTGCTGCTGTTCTGCACGTTCATAGTGGTGAGACGCATCACCAAAGCACGACCAAACCTTCTGAGATTCACAACTGGTCCCGTCGTGCCTATAAGCATCAACTGATCTTCACCACTTACAACTCCCTGCAGCGCCTGCAGCAGGCAGACATTCACGTTGATACCATTTACTTTGATGAAGCACACAACAGCGTCCAGCGTCACTTTTTTCCTGCTACGGAGCACTTCGCTGCTTCTGCTGACCGCTGCTATTTCTTCACTGCTACTCCTAAGCATTCTGCTACTATTTCCAAACCTGGCATGAATGATGCTGCCGTTTATGGCAACGTGATCTGCAATGTGCCTGCCCCTGAATTGGTGGACGGTGGTTTCATCGTTCCTCCTAAGGTTGTGGTGCAGCAGTTTGAGATGCTCTCCAAGGGTCAGATTGTTGCTGATGTTGACTGTGAGAACCTGATTCAGACTATTGATGCTCAGGAAGTGGGCAAGGTTCTGATTTGCTCCAAGGCAACCAAACAGATCATTTCCCTGGTTTCTGAGACTGATTTCTGCACTCAACTGGAGGAGCGTGGTTTCTCTTGGATGTATATCACGTCCAAGACTGGTGCCGTGATTGATGGTCAGAAGGTCAACCGTGAGGTGTTCTTTGACACTCTGAGTGCTTGGGGTAAGGATGACTCTAAGAAGTTTGTGGTTCTTCATCACAGCATCCTGAGCGAGGGCATCAACGTGTCTGGTCTGGAAGCGGTCCTGTTTATGCGGTCTATGGATTACATCGGCATCTCTCAGACCATCGGACGGGTCATTCGCCTGCACAAGGACGACGCAGAGGGTCTCAGCAGCGGCAGGATCGCCCCTGGCGCCCTTGCAGACTACACCAAGTCCTTTGGGTTGGTCTGCATCCCTGTCTACTCTTCTGTGGGCATCAGCACCGCTAAGAAGGTCCAAGCGGTGGTGGACACCGTGTTCCAACAGGGTCTGCCTGCCATCAGCGTTGTCAAACGCTGAGTTTTCTGCTAAACTACCTACACATCAGGAGGAATTCCCCCAATGCGCTGCAAAGTCCAACTCTATGTCGCTGGCAAGGTCTTTGATGAGTTTGTTGAGGCACGTGATTATGAGGATGCCAAGCGTACTGCTCTGGCACGTAATCCGAGTGCTAGGGTAATTGGTGTCACTGCAGTATTCTGATGAGCGAGGCATTCCAAAAACCTTTTATTGATCGCCCTGGAGTTCTTGATCCTACCCCAGGAGATCCACAAGGTTATGTTACCAAAGACGGAATGTGGGCAGCAGTTCCGATGATAAATTCTAAAAAGTTTGTCATCATTCACAATGGACAACAGGTTCATCTAGCAAACAACTACTCTGCCGCCAGAACATACATTCAACGTCAAATTAAAACTAAAAAATCTAAAAAAGGATCTGCAACTCTGGAAGAGTTTCTTGGTTAAATAGAATAAATTTGGAGATTTCCATAATGGATGACTATGTAATTAATGATAATGAATCTAAACAAGACAAATGGAATCGTGGTTTAGATTTGTTTATTGAGAGTGTTTATAAACCAGATAGTGAGTTAAGGCAAGCGGCTCATGAACAACGTTGTTTTCATGAGTTGATGGACATACGAGAAACTGTGCTAGAATATCTAAATGGTTTACGGTGGCACTGATGAGTCCACAATACATATATTTTATTATATTTGCTGTTCTTGCATATGTGATTGTAACAGATAGTAGTGTTGCAGCAGCAATAGTTTTGATTACAAGATTAATAAGATTTCAGTATGAAAAGATGAAGTGGTGGTTGTTACACAATCCTGCAAATCCTGTGGTAAAATATATGATATGGCGTCGTTCGATGAAACTTGCTAAAGAATTGGAAAAAGAATTAAATGATAGACACAAACAATGATTATTACATTGATATGTTTAGGATTCCTCTTATTCATATCTCGGCAAGCAATTGGATCGAAAAAAAGCAGTTTTTGATCACAATGATGAAGGCTCAGCAATTAAAAGAAACTGAGTACATCAAGACAACATATTATGAACAAGCGCCAGAATCATCTCAATATCTTAGTAAAAGAATCGCTACTCTCTTTAAAGATGAAATTGGAAGGTACAGAGAAATTTCTGGATTAAATGATTGTCAAGTTACTCTTGCTTGGTTTCAGCAGCAAGATAAAAATATGTTTCATGAAATCCATAATCACGGTGCTAGCATTAGTGTAGTGTGTTATTTGGATTATGATCCTGAGATACATACTGCTACGCATTTTATATCACCTTATAACAACCTATTAAGAGGTGGAACTGAGTATTTTACTCCTCCAGACATTGTAGAAGGATCTATTATCTTTTTTCCTGGAATGTTAAATCATTACACGTTACCAAATAAAAGTGATGTTCCAAGAAAAATTGTGTCTTGGAATATGTCAGTTCAATGATCAAATACTAAATAACCCTATATGGAGGCTGCATATGCTCTCTACACAATATCGCCTACGCTTGGAAGAAATCTGCAGAAAGATTGCTTTACATGAAGCGGTAGGTTTGGAAGATATGATTTGGGCAGAAAAACTTGCGAAAGCAAATCGTTCTGCGGGAACAATGCTCCGTCAAGCAAGAAGGAAAGCAGAAAATCCTGATATGCAAGAGGGAGATATGGATGATTTTTTAAATCAACTTGATATTGGTGGCACTGGATTTGATCGATTTGGTAAGCGTGGATTTAATGATGTTGATGATATGATTGACTGGTGGACTGAGGGTAGAGATAAACCCGAAGACTGGCGTCAGCGTGATTGAAAATGACATACGAAGAGTTTGTCAATAAAAGTCCAGAGCATTATATGGATATGGTGCGTCTAATTGACATTAAACTCAAATACCGTATGGAGTTTACAGAGGAAGAAAAAGAAATAAAAGATCATGTTATGGAGTTTCAGCATCAAACAAAACTGAATGAATTAAGAGACAAATTCCAAAAGTGTTTTGAGATAGAAGAATGAAACACGCCGTAATACTTTCACTTTGTTTTCTTCCATTGGCGGTTATATATGTTATTATGAAAGTATCTGTATGGTTGTCCTCTAGCGTATCAGAAGTCAATTATGTCCGAGAAGATTCCAAACGAGAACACGGACCCTATGTGGAAAACCCATATGGAGACACTGATGAGGAGAATGAGGCAGACTGAAATTGCTGATAAAATAGATCAAGCATTATTTGAGTGGTACTTTGAGAGAGGATTGGAAGTTCCTAACTGGAAGTATGAAAAAGACCCTCAGTGGTGGATTGATTATCTGAAAAAGCTTGACAACCAAGAATAAACACCCTATAATACACCCATATACACCCATTATTATGGACTACAAACCCTATAGTATGGAATGGAGTCGGCGGCGGTATCTTGCCGAAGCCATCCAACAATACTTTGATACTGATGCGTCTCTGGATGTTGTCCTGGACGATATTGTTGGTGTGCTTGAGGAGAATGTAGAGCACCACAAGAGTCGTGCTGAACGTTTTCAAGAAGTTCTTGATGGTCTCAAGTCTTTGCCTTACTAAGAATGAGTGGATTGTTTGTTGATTATAGAGAAGTCTGCCCAAGTTTAGAACTTCTATCTTATAATTTTATGAAAATAAGGCAGGAGTATCTTGACAGTAAAGATAAACTAGAGTATAAAGATTTTACCAAACAACAAGATTCATATATTGAGGAAAACCAGAAAGGGTATCCTATTACAATTATGAATTATATTAAAGCAGAAAATCGAGATCCATCTAAAAATGGATGGCATATGGCTGCTGTATTTGGACATAATATTATTAATCCTGCTAATGGACCATATTTGCCAACTTTAGTGCAAACTTTAAGAAAAATTGGTAATGTAAGTGTTTGTGGGATCAATATTCTTGATTCAGGTATTTCTCTTGATTGGCACAATGATGATGATTATCATACGGGTGCGCCAACATTGAGAACTTTATGGGGATTAGATGTTCCTGAGGAAGAAGGAAAATCATCCATTTTTCAGATGAAGAATAATGAAACGGGTGAAGTAGAAACGAGAGAGTTTAAAAATAATAAAATCTATGCCTTTTGGCCTAAAACCACTCATCGAGTTGAAAATAATTTAACACAATCAAGAGCAGTTCTTGCTGTTGATGTATTTGTTCCTATCGAATTAGTTCCAGTATGAATCTCTTTATTTGTCCTGAAGATTCCAGAGATATTAATATTAACCGTTTTTATACTCTGGAAGAGATTAATCCAAAATTAAAGATTATTGAAGAAAACTTCGATGAGATTCGAGAAGAATTCCTTCAGAATAGAGATAAACTTGTTTGGACTAATTGGCACGGTAATACTGGATATCTTGGTGATCGAACCGTGGCATATGCTGGTTGGCAAATTGCTGGGTTGTTTGCTGAAATGAATGATAATTCTGACATTACTAAGCAAGCATATCTTGATAATCTTGAGTTTTTGGAAAATAACTTTGGAATGAAATTATACCCCAATATAAATGATGAGATTTGTTATTCACAAAACTCTAAAACTTTACCAAAACTTACAAAGTATCTTCGTGACGCGGGATTGTCCAAACGAGCGGGGATTGGGGTTGTTGCGCCTGGAAAGGAGATTAAGTGGCACATTGACCCTGATCCAGAAGTTGGAAATGATGCTATAATAAGAGGACTATGGGGATTAGATGTAATTCCTGAGGAGGGTAAAGGTTCTTACCTTTGTTTTGGAGCACCAGACTATCACGTTCGAAAATACTTTAAGAATAATGAATATATGTTCTTCTATGGACGCATTCCTCATTGTGTGATTAATGAACTCTCAACACCCCGATATGTGATCGTTCTTGATCACGACATTGATAAAGATTACCTTGTAGACATTTCTGAACAATGACCGACAGAGCACAAGCATTTATGAATGCAGTATGGGATCTTCGCAATAATGGTGCAGATACAGAAGAAAAGTTAGTTGCTGCTATTCTACATCTTGCAGCAGAAAATATTCAGTTTTTTCAAGCACAGGATGGTAGAATTGTATTGGATAAAAATGATATCTTGCAGTTAATTCAGGAATTAAATCAATGAAACTCATTCAATTTAAACACAGATATGATTTTGGACACGAGGTATATGTCCAACTTTTTAGTATTAGACCTATAAAATCTCAATGGTCTTTGCTTCAGTTTTCTCTAAGTTGGAATGACTTTCCAAGTTGGCCTTATCTCCAAGTAACTTCTGGCAGTAATGGTCTGTTGAGTATTCTTTTCTGGGTTTATAAGTTTGGGTTTGATATTGATATTCTTTCTCGTACTTGGAACTGGGATTATCTGAATAAAGTAGATGAAGAGGAAGATGAAACCACTACCTAAAAAATTTGACCTGGATATTATGTGGGCCGTGGCGACCTCAACCAGTATAGAAACTGGCACAAGACCCCACTACGGGTTCGCCCAGATGCTGTATGATTACCTCATAGACAAACAACTCCCCGTAGGACTTGGCGATGAACCTCAAAGAGAAGAAAGCACTGCTCAAACGCCTTGAGCAAGCAGGCACCAGTTGTAAGGACTGCGGCAGCACTTATGGTGTCTATTCGGTCGGTTGTTCGTCCAATTGGGTGGGCAAGTGTGGTGTCTGTGGTGAAGAGAAAATCGTCACCGAGTCCCGTGATTATGCTTACTTTATTACTGGTATTCGCAAACTGAAACTGGAGATCCAAAATGAGAAGAGTAACCGTAAAACCCAAAAGCAGCAAGGCGAAGAATCGTCTGTGTAATATGATGGGCAACAATCCTATCTGTATTGTAGAACAGGACAAAGGTGATGGTATGCTGTTTCTCGCATCAGAGAACCAGAAATACTTCTTCTGGGTAAATGTAAGCAACGATTGTCATTGGGAATGTGATTGGGAGGTACTCTAATGAATTACTTATGCCTTGTTGATGGTATCGTAGAATACGCCAGCACTTCTGAAAGTAGCTTTGCTCACTATCAGTTGGTGTATGCCGAAGAACACCAAGATGCTGATGTCCAGTATCTCACTCTAACTGACGAAGAGTATGCTACAATGTTTCCTGTGGAGGAAGAAGAATGAGGTTCCGTAACATAGAGTTCCGTTGGAGCAAATACAACAACAAGTATGAACTCGTCAAGTGGTTTCAACGCAATGGTTCCGTAGAAGAAATTTGTTATGTGATTGCTTTCTTTGATAAAGGCAAAGAGTGTTATGATATGAGAACCATAGGTGATAGGTTCTTTGAGGATAAAGATGCTTGGGTCGTAGGTAAGTATGCTCTGGAATTTCTAAATGCTATCTTTCAAATTGAACAAGATGAAGAGGAACTGAAATGACTAACCAAGCATACCAAATCTGGGAAACATTCAAAGCAGGTCTTAAAGATGAACCCACAGAGGATATGAAACAAGCATTAGCATCTTCTATTCGTGTGATTTCTTCTATCATTCATAGAGATGGAGTGCTTGAGAATGAACCTTGGCATCTTCATATTGCCGAAGAACTAAATTGTATTTCTTATGATGTGGAGGCACTCTAATGACTGAACGAGCACAAAAAATCTGGGATACTTACATCAACGGATACTCAAAAGCACTAATGACCCCTGTGGAGGATTTTGCTACTTATTTGGATGAGGATAGTAGAAAGATTATTGCTTCTGTTCTTCGTGAGGTAATCAACCAACTCCAACAAAGCCCTGGTGTGATTATGTGTTCTGATTTTTTAGAATTGTGTGAGGAGATTGAAAAACTATGAAATTTGAAGGATTTGATTGGGCAATTTTTTCTTTGATTTTTGGTATAATTGTTGCTGGTAGTATCATCACCTATGATGCTCAACAACAACGAGTATTATTCCAACAAACATACAATAAGAACTTGGAGTGTCGTCAAGCACTCAAAGACCAAACAGTAGGAAGAGTGAATGAGATTTGTGGAGATGTTCCTGCTATTGGAGCTTTTGTGAAATGACTGAACGACTAAACCATAAACTTGATACAAGCAAACTCAAAACCATCAAAGATGTAAGGAATGTCTTTGAGTGTATGGGTTTGTATTCTAATGCGAGTGAAGACAACGAACAGTATGAACTTCTCAAAGAATACTTCACAATTCCAAACGAGCCACAAGAACTCAAATTTGAATTACCACGCAAATCATTAGAAGAAATCTCACAAGAGTTTGATGAGAAGATTGATAAACTAATTGAGGATACTAAAAGAAACTTTTATGGTTCTAAAATATACGCAGACAGTAAATACGAAAGGGCATTTGATAAGATATTTGATAACTTTGAGTATGCTCGTGAAAATGGAAAATTCCCAGAAATACAAACACTAACTCTTGGTAATAATCTTGGTGTAAATAGTTTTACTAATAGTTTTATTATCAAATCAGGTGGTAAAGAAGTCGGGTATTATACCTTCGGTAATGGGTATTTGAAGTATTTTATGTCTGATAAACCTAATGTAGTTGTTAGGTTCTTTATGAATAAACTTTTGGGATTTAGATGGATTGATGTATGATGAGAACCTACGACAGAACCTATGAGCATCAAAAGGACTTTGAAGATAAAAACCAAGCACAAAAGTATCTCACAGAATACAGAGACAAGTATCTTCATCTTCGCAAAGAAGTTCGTAATCTTGTAAAAGAACAGAACCTTACTATCACTCCTGATTTTGCTAAACTGATTGGACTGAAATGAAATACCCACAATCAGTAAATAAATCTATTCTCATTAGAGAAGTGTATGAAGACACTTATGAAAACCCATATGACTATATTGTAGATACTATGATTTGGGAAAATCGTGTTGATGAACTTCATACGATTTGGTGTAAATGTAAAGACCCACATAAAGAAAAGAAATGACCTACCCATCATATTGTTGTCCTAAATGCGGAGCACAAATAGGATATATTGGAAGGTTCTTTCAGTTTCTTCGTGTTCCATTACATCGGTGTAAGGACACTTGAAGAACTGGCACAGGAGCATCCCACAGGTGCTCCTTTTGCCTTATAATGACTTCATACACACAGAAATCTGATGAAACTCTTTCAATACGATAAAAAAGTTTGGGATAATGATGAAACTGACCGCACTTGGCAGTTTGGTATCATCAA